TATCGTCTGCCGTGCCGTTACCGACAGCGCCGTAGCGTGTCACATCCCAAACGCGTTGCACATTGGCAACAAGGTCCGAGCCTTTGCCCGATGCCACCGATGCCAGATCGGCAGAGATTTGCGCCACCGGATCGCTTGCAAGCAATTCGTTAACCAGCGTCAACTGGTTGCTGTCTTGCACCTTGATTGAATAGCTTGGATTGGCAAGGAATATGCCCTCAGCCGCGCCCTGATACGCCGGATAGCCATCAAGCGTGCGAATGGGTTGCTCCCATGCCACCGTAAGCGCCGCGTCACGATAGACCGTCACAGGGTTAGCTTGCGCGTCCTGATTAGCTGCGCCGATGTAGATGTAGCCACCGGTTGCAGCTTCGGGGAAGTACGGGAATGGATTAACTGCGACTGGCATTAGTTTTGCTCCGGTGGGAGAAGCGAACGGGCAATTTTCTTTTTGATTTCGTTGTCCTTGGACGCCTTGATCATCATTTTAAGGCCGGTCACGATAGGAACAGGGACCGTGCTACCGGTAAGGTATGCAGTCGCACCTCCAGTTACAGCCATTTCACCCATCATGGCTGCAATCGTCCTGGCGGTGCCGCTGTTGTTAATCGACGTTCCCGGAGGAACCGTGTTAATATACAACACAACGTCGCGCAGATCACGCAATTGCCGCGCCATCTTTGGGTTAAAGATGGTATCGATGCGGCCATTCTCATCCAAAGATTTAATAGCTTTGTCGAGGCCAGCAGCCGAAATGACAGGCTGATTATCAGCGGTCAATCGAGAGTTAGCAGTCGCTTTTCTGGCAATGTCACGAACCGTCGCGCCTTGCAGTTCGCTCCATGCTTGGCGACCTTCCGGCCCCAACGTGCGCAGCGTTTGGCGCAAGAACTTAATGTCCTCCGGCGATTCATTCATAATCGACTTTTTGAACACTTCGTCCGCAGCAACCTTGGGATCATCCATGTTTTTGACATTGGAAACAAGGCGCGCAACGATGGCGCGGTTTTCAAACTTGCGGGCTTGTTCAACGCGAAGTTTGCGAGCCTTGTTGTATAGCTCGCCACCTTTATCCGCTGTCAGGCTGTCAATGATACCCTTCATTTCACCGCCATAAACTGAAGATGGCGTGCCTTGTTGCGCGTTCTTCGTGATCAGTTTGCGGATGTTTTCCATAGTGGCAACCGTGATTTGACCGGTGCCATCGGGATCATTTTTCGCAATCTGTTGCTGCACGCTTTTCAGGACAGGCGCTAGTTCTTTGGTTGCTTCGTCCTGCCCGTCGATGAACGCCTTGAGTTCGGCATAGTCTACAGGTTCTTGCGCGCCTTCAGATGCTTCAGCGCGTTTGTATGCGACGTTGACCTTGTTCTTTGCAGCCTGATAGCCGTTGGACAGTGCTTTAATGACAGCGTTTCCGCTATCGGCAATGTTCTCTGTTGCGGTAGCGCCGGTCTGATCGATGAACCGGTCAAAGTTTTCCAAAACCTGAAGGTTGTTCTCGTCAGCACGTTTACGCAACGGACCGCCAAGCGCGCCGAAGATTTTCTCTTTCTCAAAAGCCAATTGCTCAGCATCGCGAGTGGCTGCACCGGATGTCAGTGACACCGGAACCGGCAAGCCTTCAGCCTGATTAATGCGCTGCGATGTTAGCGACGTACCCTCAGCACCACCGCCACGAAACGTCGTAGTGGTAGGCGCGAAAGGTTCGTCTGCCATTGCGCCCATAGTTTGAGCAGGAGCGCCAGCAGCAGGCATTGCGCCTTGTGGTGCCATACCTTCCGGTGCGCCGCCACCCCCCACAGGAGGTACGCCACCATCGGGCGGAACGTCGCCACGGCCCATCAAACGACCAACGGCAGGTGCAACGCGACGAGCGCCAGCCGCTAAAGCCTGTCCGCCAAGCGAACCAGCCGCGCCAAGACCAATGCCGGTAGCAATGTCCTCGCCGGTATTGGCTGCATACAATCCGCCGTAAGCGCCTTCTGTCAGCACCTCGCGGCCTACAGCGCCGGCCAGACCGCCGCCAGCAACGCGAGACGCAATGCCAGGTGCAACAGCGCCCAACGCCGCGCTTGTGCCCTTAGCAAGCCCCGCAGTGCCAAGCATCGAGCCTGCCACTTCGCCAAGCAATGCCGATTTAGGATTAAGCGCCTCAAGGCCTTGCACTTGATCGCCTGCAAACTGTGACAACGCGCCAATGCCAGCCGCATTGACAGCGCCCGTTAGAGCCGTGCCCGCTGGCGTCATCAATGCTTCACCAGCCGCTTGCGCGATAGGCGAACGCGTGCCGCTCTTTTGCGGGCTAAATGTAACAGGTCCACCTTGTGAGCGGACATTGATCGCCTGATTGAATGACGCAATATCGTCTGGCGAAAGCGTAGCGCCAAAACCTTGTGAGATCGCGACCAACTCTTCAAGGCTTGCGCCATTACGCACCGCTTGCGTCAGTGCATCAGCGTGCGCCTTGTCCTGTTCCGTCGAGAAGTTCTCGCCAGCGGTTAGGGCTAGTTGCTGGTCTGCGGTTGCGTCAATGCCTTTGGCCGACCATGCTTTTTCAATCTTGGCGTTGTACGGATCATCAATGCGCGAACCCAAAACAAGCTTTGGATCGACGCCATAGTTTCCAGCAAGGCCTTCATAGTCCGTGCGAATGCGGTCATAAGACTGGCGATAATTATCGACCAAATTGCGCATTTCCGTAAGCACACGGTTGCGCACTTCGGGACGGATCAAGCCGCTATCGTCTACGCCAAGCGTCTTTTGCAGTTGCGCAACCTTTTGCCCGATAATGCTATCACCGGCCTGCACAATGTTAAATTCAGCTTCACGAACGACCGAAGCCGGATCAAGCATCTTGGCGTATGCCGTAATCAGCAACTGGTCGCCGGTTGGCGTAGGCTTGGCATCAAGCGCCGAAGCAAACTGCCGCATTACCGTTTCGTAATTTACGCTTTCAGGAGCCTTACGGACTTCATCGCGCAAGTTCTTTGCAACGTCGAATTGCTCTTTTCGGCCCGCGCGTGCTTCCTCTGAAACGTTAATTTCCGTGCCAGTGTTAGCGCGGTTTTCAGCCGCAACGTCTTTAGGACCGGCAGGGATAACCACACCTTGCCCGCCACCCGTAGGTGTGGACTGGTATTCTTCCCAAGGCATTGCTTGCGGTTCGGCCATGTTAACGCCCACTCACTGTAATGTTGTTCCGGCGCATCCAGTCGTCAGTCTTTGCCTTGCCCAACGATTGTACCGTTGCCCTATATTGCGCGGGTGTAAGTGTTGCAGGCATACCGTCTTCACCCGTTTTAGGGGCAGGTACGCCATTTAAAGGCTTGTCGGATACCTTAGACCAGTTGGCAGGCTTTGACGGATCACCACCGTTGAAGCGATAGCCGTTCTTTACCTCACCAACGATAGGGATCGGCTTGGGTTGCGGTGCAGGAGCGCCACCACCAAACATGCGATAATATTCAGACTGACGCCCGATAAACTGCCCGCCGTTTGGTGTCGGCATTTGCACGATCGGATCGACCTTAAGGCTAACGTATTCCTTGGCCTTGGCCTTGCCTTCTTCGCTGGTCGGATCGACGCCAGCCGCGATAAGGTCTTTTTGGAATCCAGTCATTTCGCCTTTGCCAGTGGCATACAGCGCCTTGTAAGCATCAGCATCATCAAAATACATGGTCTTGGCCAACGCTGAAATAGCCGCGTCTGGATCGCGGTCTAATTCAGGAAGCCAATATTCCAACTCCGCAACTTCTTGATCTCGGCCCATCGTGTTTTTAGCCGCTGCGATACGTTGCGTTAGAATCTCTTTTGCGCGCCCAACGTCCTTTTTCGAAAGCGCGTCAAACACTTGCGAATTGAACTTAAACCGGTTTTCACGCTCTGCCTTTTGCAATGGCGCGAATGCCTCTTGCACAGCTTTGGCTTGCTGTGGAAATTCAAGGCCGAATTGCGCCAAGGTTTCTGGTCTATAATCAGTACGAAGGCGCTCTTGCCATTGCGCAAAACGCTGTTGCTGATCCATTTGCGCTTGCTGCTGTTGCTGCAATACGCGCTGTTGCTGCGCTTGCTGGAATGCTTGCGCAAAAGCCTGCCCCGGATCGGGCATGTTCGTGTTAAAGTCGTATGGACCGACTGCCATTAGAACCTCACCATGCCGGGAGTGCCAGCGCTAAGGCTTGCGTTAGCGCCTGACATGATTTGACTGACGTTAGGCATACCACCACCAAACGCTGTACCAGCAAGACCGCCAAGCGCGCTAAACGCACCACCAAGCGCGTTAGCACGTCCAATCGTACCAGCCGCTTGAGCCTGTCCGGTGTTTTGCATCAATGAAGCAATGTTTTGGCCTGATTGCATTGCAGCGTTACCAACACCACCCGCCGCGTTCTGGCCTAGCGATGCAATGCCGCCAAACTGTGCAAGCTGTTGCTGGATTTGCTGGTTAAGCATGGCAGGGCGGAACTGCGCTAATGCGCCTTGCACGTTGCCACCACGAAGGCCACCAGTTGCGCTGGCGTTCTGCAAAATACCTTGTTCACCTTGCCGCGCCAAAGCCTGAAACATCGGGCTGTTTTCAAGCTGCGAAATATACTGCTGTTGCGCATCAAAGCCGGTCGGAGCCGCGCGCCCTTCAGCCTGCCCAAACTGCTGATAGTGCATTTGCGCATACTGTTCCGGCGTCTGAATTTCGCCAGTCGAGACAAGCCGCTGCGCTTCGGCTGCTACATCGGGATTCTGCGCAAGGTATGCAGCCGGACTAAATGCACCACCACCCGCACCGGACAGCGAAAGCAAGCCTTGCAGACCGGTGTTGCCGCCTTGCACATATGGCGCAAGCAATTGCTGCACCTTGTCGAATTGGCGACGTTGCTCTGCAATGGCTGCTGCATTACCGGCAGCGACTTGCTTGGCAGCTTTGCTTGATGCATTGCCACCAAGAATAGCACCACCAATCGAGCCAATAGCGCCAATGAGTGCGCCTAGCATATCAGTTCAAACCTTTAAGGGATTGGAGCATCTGTCACCTTTCACAGGTGGCCTACTGGCTGGCCAGATACTCAGTGGCGACACTGTAACACGCCATAGACGCGGGATCAAGTGGTCTACATAAACGAAACCCCGACCACAGGGGCCGGGGCTTCATGCGATTCATCTTGCCGGAGTCGTCGCATGAATTTCCTACCCCCGTTCGCAGATCGCTGTCAAGTCACCTCACGACCGCTAATCCGCAGCGTCAACGTATTGGACGCACTTGCCAGCGTGGAGATAAATCCGCCCGGTTCGAGAATGTGCCCGACCAGTTCAGGGCAGGTGTAGCACTCACCCGATGCAATCGCCCGCGCGTCAACAATCAGGTTGGCATCGCTTGCCGCGCCACCATTTGACACAAGGTTAGCGGAGAACGTCGCCGTTGTGGCAGTCGTGTTGGTGATCGTCGCCTTGTCGATAATCGCACGCGTTCCCGTTGGCGATACGTACTGCGTTGTTTGCGCGTTTTCGGCAAACTTGGCAGGCACAAGCGGTTTAACATTTACGGCCATAAATCACCTCATTCGCTAATGTTGTCAGTCACAGACAAAAGCACAGACGGAATAGCAGGATGAACCGCCGTGGCAGGATCGGCATACAATCCCAAAGAGGTGTCTGTGACTTCCCACATCAATTCGAAATAGTCGCCCGGTTCCATCCTTTGCAGGAAGTTCCACGCAGCCACTTGCTCGGTGTTGTTTCCGGCAATCCTAAGCACCGTGGCGCTGTTAGCAATATCCGTGCCATTTACCCGCAGCCATACCCATGCTTGATGTGTGCCGCCCGCCGTGTTTTGAAACTGCGCCGAAAATTGGATGTTGTAGATACCTTGACGCTCAACATAAACACGGCTTGCAGGCGTGCCGATACGAACGTCTTGCGCTTCACCAGTGGCGTTGAACGTCATGCCATAAGCGGTATTGATTGACGCCGCTGTCTGATCGGCAGTAGACCAGAACCAGCCATAAGCATTGCGCTTCACATGGCTTTGCGTAACCGGTTCAAGCCAATCGACAGGTTGCACAAGTTCGACAGAAGGCGCGGACGCTATCAAGTCCAACGTGTCAGCAATGCGCTGCAATTGTGCTAAAGCATCGTTTGCGCTGGCATTGGCAACACCGGCAGAAACGTCAACGTCTTGAAACGATGTGTCGTTCGTCGTCTGTTGCGAGAACAACCCCTCGATGGCCTTGATGGCTTCAGGATCATTGCCGACAAAGCGCGCAATCTGATTACGGGATAGGCGTAATTGTCCTACCATGCCAACGGCTCTAACGTGGCTTCTAAGCGTGCGAACGAGATATGCGCGTCAGAAGTGCCCTGAAAGCGCTGTACGCGCCTATCGTTCATCTTGCCTTGCCGGAGCCACACCAATCGCTTGGATGTAGCGCCTTGAACGCCTGCGCTGATTGTACGCGGGATAGACCACGAACGCCCGTCAATGCTGTACGAAGTCGAGATAACCGGATCGATGCCAAGCGCAACGGAACCGGTAAGCCCGAACAATTCCAGCCGGTTGAACAATGCGCCCGCGCCTTCGTTGTACACGATCATGGTGCCAAATTCCCAACGCACCTTATCGCCGTAATGCGTGGAGATTGTGCGGGTTAGCGTGCCCATCCGTGCCGCCAATGGATCGGCGCAAACCCATTGGTTATAGGCATAGACAAAGTGCCGCCCGCGATACTGCGCAAAGCCTTCAAGCGCCGTTGTCAGCACAAACCAAACAGGTTCTTGCAGCACTTGGCTGGCCATCGCATCGTAAACCAGCGTCCGGTCTGGCAAGTGCAGATATAGGAAGTTGTGCGAGCCTTCATTGCGCGCCTCAAGGATAGCCGTGGAAAGCTGTTCCTCGGTGTACGCCTCTAGAAGCGTGTCCACTTCATGCGTGCTGATCTTGAGCGCGTTACCGTTTGCGCCGATGTAGACCGATGGCTGTTCGTTGAAACCGCTACCTAGGAAGGCAATCGCCTCCATGTAAACGCAACACGCATCTTTGCCGATGCAGCCTTTTTCGATTTGCGCGCCTTCGATACGCTGGAACGGGAATAGATCACCGCCGATGTTGTCAAAGAACTCCACCGTGTGCCGGTTAAGCGCCGCAACCTCATTGCGCAGCTTCAGGATAGCAACCACCGGATCGGGATCGGCTTCAGACGAACCGTATTTAAGCGGGTTAACCGACAACGGATCGCCCAACTCGGTAACAACCAGAAACTCCCCGTCGGTCGTCATGAAATAGCCGTCAACCCAAAGCACGTCATTGACCAATCCAAGGTCAGTATCCGTGTTCTGGCGCAATCCAGCGACCGGATTATACAGCCACAACTTGCCATCGGATGACACGGCTAGATCATCAAATCCATAGTCCATCGTTGCCGGTGTCGGATCATTGCCGACAAAGCCGATAACCGTCTCGTTACCGTCCTCGTCCATCGTGCAAAGGTTGCTACCGTTGACCGCATACAGAACGCCATTCCAGACGATTGTACCACGGCATACGCCCGAAGGTGTGGCCCACTGCACCAAACCATCAGCAGGCCTTAGATAGCCTTTGGAAACCCCGCTATCCTTTGGCACAGGGACGAGGTTAACCGGCAGCGACGTGCGCAAAGCCGGATCACCATCCGCGTAGATGCCAGTCAGAAGCGGGATTTGCATTACAGACCACTACCCGGTGTAATCAGCAGATTGCCGTCAGCAGCCGTTGCAATCGTGCGCAACACTTTCAAGCCCGAACCGACATAGATTCGGATTTGAGTGTTTGGCAGAATCGGCATTCCCGTTGACGTAGTAGGCGCGGTGCCTGCGGGCGGTGATGCCTCACTGTCATACGTCGTCAGCATCACATGCACGCGGGCAGTGGCGCTGGTATTGGTCAACACAATGCCGTCGCGGTCTTTCGGCAAGACTACCGCAGACGTGGCGCTAGTGGCGTTTACAACCGAAGTTGTCGAACCCCATGCGGGTGTAAAAGGACGTTCCATCAGCCTACCTTCCATGCGGAACCGTCCGAAAATACCGGAACGGCATTTGAGCCACCGCCAACCAGCGAGGCGTTAAAACTTGTCGAATTGGCATCAGTCACAAACGCCCGTGCACCTGCTCCAGCCGACGCAGCCGTTGGCAGATTGGCAACCGTTGTCGCATTGGTGGCGATGTATGACACTGCCCGCAGCGAACTAAACGCCGTGCTCAGGAACGTCACAAGCGTCGTTAGCGAGAACTTGCGGCTGTCACCTTGTGATGACGACCACAGCGGCACTTGATCGCTTGCCGTTACCGCATCCACCGCAGAAAGCTGGTTAATCGTCGCCATTATTTGAACTCCAAAAGGCTATCAGGGCCAGCCGTAAGTCTGTCACGCGGATCAGGCAGATACGTGCCGTCATAGCGCCAAGGCTTATTACCCGCCCCCGCTGGCATGGCCGGCAATTGCATTTCAGCCGGTGCCGAATGAAGGTTAAGCAGCGCGTTAAATGCCCGCTTTGCACCCGCGTTTGTCGCAGCCATCACCTGCTTGCCGTAGCTTGGCGCAAGGCGTGCTGCGAGGTTCAAGACAACCGCTTCCCATGCACTATCCGGCACGGCGGTTTCGTCTGTCAGAGAGCCGGTAGCAGGGCCGCTAGGGATAGGATAACCGATACGGATACCCTTGGCGTTCCACTCTGCCATCATGCCATCCAATCGCCGCATAGCGCCGGTTAGCTCTTCCGCCGTCGCATCATAGGCGTAAGACGCGAGGCCAATCTCCTCAAGCGCCCCGTTAATGAAGTCGCGGCGGGTGTATCCCATTAGATCGCCCCTGCAATGCGTTGCGCCAGAACCGTGTCACTTGTTCGCGCGTTGAACCCGATGCCCAGTTCACGGGCCTTCTGTTCCAATTCGTCGCGGGTGGCAGGCGATACATCGTCGATAGCCTCTTGAGCTTCGATAACCTCTTGGATGACGGCTTTGGCTTTTACGCCTGCAATCGCTTCCGGCAACGTCAATCGCCAGCCTGCTTTGATTGCCGCGTCCAATGCGCCCGCGTCGTCAACGCCCATATAGTCAAAAGTTGAACCATCAGGCCCACCGTGAATACCGGGGGTCTTGTAAACGATGGTAGGAAAGTCTGTCATTTCTTCACCTTCCGCGCTTCACTTAATGCAATGGCAATCGCCTGCTTGCGGCTCTTTGGCTTTGCAGCCCTTTTCGCGCCTTTGGGATCAATGCCAGCGTGAAGCGTGCCGCGCTTGTATTCGCCCATAACCTTGGCGATTTTAGCTTCGGACTTTGAAGGCTTTTTGGCCATTGCTATTCCTCTTTAAAATGGGGTGGTGAAAGAGGATAACACCACCCCATCCCAACCTTACGGTTGACCGAAAAGAATCACGCCGTTCATTTCGGGATTGGTGTTAACCACCCCATAAAGAACGTCGAGCGTGTAAAGGCTGGTGAAGGTCGAGTTATCGAACTTCTTGCCCATCACAACTTCGATGCCCTGATCGGTCGTGCCTCGCATGATATCCACGCCCTGGCCATCTGGAACCGCATAGCGTCCGGGCAGCAGTTCGATGCTGTCCTTGTGCCAGAACGGGTTTGCACCAGTGGCATTGGCGTTGCGCCATACGATTGCGGCAGTGGCCGAAGTCGAAGCAACGTTGATGTTCTTGTATGCAAGCTCGGCAGCCGTTGGCGACGAGTTGGCACCAACCATCGGCGGGCTGATAACCATCGTGGTGCTGTTGGTCACCGAGATAACGCGGAACGTCTTGAGCTGTCCCGTGCTTTCCTTGGTGATCTGGTGAACCGCTTCGATACCAGCAATGGTGAAGCAGTCACCGGCAACCACGTTGGTCGTGCTGGAAACCGTCACAGTCTGATAGCGGTTGTCAACGTTGTTACCGTTGGCGTCCACGTTGTCAGGAACGTAACGAACCTGCGCACCGTTGGTCGCAATGGTGATCGAACCACCACCAGCAGCCGCAGTGATGCGACGGCCAGCATCGATCTTGTACGTCTCGAAACCAGCAACCGTGCCAACATACGAACGCTCGTAAGCGGTCGTTGGCTTGCCAGTCATGGTCTGACGTGATGCCAGATTGCCAGCAAGGCCGTTGTAATCGCGGGTCGTCAGTGCAAGGTAACGGTCGCCTTCAGCAACACCCTGCTCGTTCATGACGCTTTCAGCGAGCGCGATGTCATCATAATCACCAGCCGCGCCAGTGATCGGAACAACGAGCGTGCCCTGAAGCGAAGCGACGTTGCGGACCGAAGTGTTGATGTCCGATGCAAGGCGCTGATATGCAGCAGTACCGAGACGGCCTTCCTGCAAAGCATCACGCAGTTCGCGCGCATCCATGTTCCAAGAAACGTTCTTGGCTTCATTAAGGCGGGCAGGGACCGAACGCTGTGTTGCGTCCTGCGGAGTGACAGCCGAACCCATTGTGCGGTTTTGGCTGGTCAGGATGTAGGGCATTGGACGCCAAATGGTGTCGTTTGCGCGCTCCATCAGTTCGCCGTTGGTGCCGAACTTGGCAACATTGCGCGAGATAACCATTGCGTCGTTAAAGCCTTCGAGAATGCTCTCAAACGCTACGCGCTCTTCCTTCGAAAAATTGTTCGCCATGAGGTGTCTCCTAAATTGGCGAGAACGGAAAAGGGCTTAGATGCCCGGTTCGGAACTCGCCTATTCAGGTCGGCGGCTACCTATGGACTGCGCGTTTATAGCCGCGCGAAGGCTTGGGGCGATGTTTAACACGCATCGCCCCGCAGTGCAAGCTAGGCCCGCATCGACCTCTTGTAAGCCATCACCTTGCTAAAGTCGCCGGTTTTGGCAGCATCTTCACGCAACCGCTCAAGCGTGTTGTCTGTGCTGGCAACGCCTGTGCCGGTGGGGACGGAAACCGTGCGCTCAGGCGATGTTGCAGGCTTGCGGGTCGTCTTCACGTTCAATTCCAATCGCACAGCTTCAGCCACAAATTCGGCATAGTCCTTGATGCCTGCAAGTTCCGCCGCCTTCTTTGGATTCTTGCCCAACGCATAGATCAGCGTTGGCGCATCCTTGGCAACCTTGATCAGCAGGCCCTGTTGCGTCACATCGAACGTGTCTTGGACGAACGCTTCGGCATCATCAAAGTCAGGGAACGGAACCTTGGCCTTAGCTTCGGTGTACGTCTGCACCTTGGCTTGCCATGATTGCTGCGCCCGTTCTACCTCGCGCTGAGCATCGGATTCACGCTGGTCATGCGCCCGCTTGGCATCATACCACCCTTCAAGCGCCACTTCGAATGCGTCCGTGTCGTAATCGAAATCATCCAGCTTTGGCTTAGCAGGAAGCGCGGACACTTCGGCGGGCTTATTCAGTTGCGCTTCAAGCTCTTTAATGCGCTTCTGGTTTTCACGGTCACGCTTGCGTAGATCGCGCACCCATTCCGGCGCTTGTTCCGGTTCCGCTTCCGGCTCCTCGTCGCCAATTTGAACAACCAGATCGCCTTCCGGTTCAACCGGCGCTTCCGTTACAGGATCAAGCGTTTCAGCTTCGGGCGTATCAATAACCTCGTCTTCGTCCATGCGCGTAACTCCTCTTTAAGCGCTACCCATATCCCGACCGAGGCCGGTCATAATCTCGACAGTCTCTGCCCGCGTCTTTTCAGCATCGGCAATCGACTTTTCAGTGTCAGCAACAGCCTTTTGCGTAAGCGCCTGCTCTTTGCCTGCCATTGCCATAGCCAACTGATCACCCGCAGCCGGTGGCACTTCCTGCTCGGCCTGTGCAGCCATTGCAGCGCGCTCCTCGTCGTTAGGCTCAATCACACCCATTCCGACAAGCTGCTTGCGGTAGAACCGGTTAACGTCGGCCAAGCCTTCGCCTTCCGCGTTCATCATAATCAGGCTTTGAATAACCTTGGCATCTTGCGGATCGCTGGTCATTTGCAACAGGCCGGTCAACATCCGCACCAAAGCATCACGGCGCGATGTGAACGAAGGTCCAACGTCTACCGCAACGTCGAAGTCTGCTTTGCCAAGGTCGTTCTTGACCACCTCTGCGCCAGTGTCATCCAGCACCGGCACGGCAAGTTTGACCGTCGAAACATCGCCTTGCTCGCCTATGGATTTCATGGCGCGCTCGTCTTCAACGTAAATGTCTTTGGCCATCGATAGCCATATCTCACCGCAACGGCGCATTGCCTTGGCGAAGTTCGACATGAAGATGTAGGACTGCATATCCAGACGCTGCTGGATCATTTCAACGGCTTTACCGCTGATGTTCGATACCAACTGTTCCGCGCCTTGGTTCATGCCCAAAAGCTCGTTCATGTCTGCCGACATTTGCTGGATCAATGCAACCAGCACGGGAGGCATTACAGGCGGATCCAGATAACCGACAGGTCCGGCCGGTTGAACCGAACCGTCAGCGCCCTCAATCGAATTAATCCGCATGAACGGATAACGCTTAAGGTTCGCGTCTGCCCACTCTTGCTGCAAGCCTGCCACTTGTTCGGACAGGAATATCGGCAAGCGCTGCGAACCCAACGCGGCAAGCTCTGCGGTAGTTGAAATGACCATGTTATAAACGCGCTGCGGGTCTTTCGCCAATCGCACCGCGCCCATGCAGCGTTCAATGTTATCGACAAACCACCGCTTGCCGTATGCCGGAACGATGGGAATGTTCTTGCCAGCGATGTAACCGCAGTCTTCAAGAATACGCGCGCCGCAAAGAATGTACTTGCGCACTTTCTTGCGTTTGACCTTGCGCGCCTTAACCTCGATCACCCCCTTCCGTTCAAGATCGGCCAGAGCAGCTTCAATAGCGGTTGCGTCGTCGTCCGGTTCTTCGCCAATGAGCTTTTCGCCCATGTCGTCGAGTTCGTCGTCGGTGTATTTTACCGCGTCACCCTCTTCGGTGGCAAACGTGCGGACAGTCTCGCGGACTTCCTCAACGCGGTAATATTCGGCCAGGTACGTTACGTCAGGCGTGTTCCAATCGAAGAACGTCGTGTTTACGTCCTTAGGCCACGTTGCCGGATCATCGCCGTATTCTTCTTTGAACGCATCGCGCGCCATGCTGTAAACAACAAACGCGTGCTTTGCGTCGGACTTGTCTTGCCGCTTAGCGTTTACATCGAAATAGACGGACGTGTCAGCGTCATAGATCGGTTCAATCCGAATGCGCTGCTTGTCGTTCTCGTCGTCGTATTCGTCTTCGTAAACCGTGCGCAGACGCCATGCACCAAAGCCACCGCCAGCCGCTTCCTCAAAAGCGTTGTCGTAAGCTTCCTCAGCGCAACTGTCCTGTTCATCAGCGCGGTAAAGCCCGTCGCATACGTCCGCTAGATCGTCCTCGCTGCCATCCTTGGCCACGAAGTCCACGGTAATGCGGTTGTTGCGGTACTCATTGATAATCCGCAGAACGCCTTGATGGACCTTGTTGTTTTCCAGCTTGGGGCGGTTCTCGAACTGCTCACCTAGAGGGCCTTCCCATTGCGCGCCGGTGATCGAATAGAAGCGCCTATCCTCAACACATTGGCGACGTTCATCGCGGTTTGCGGATTGCGTGGCGTCAAACTGCGCCTTGGCTTCCGTTAGTACGGATTGCTCGCGTTCGGTCTTGGAAGGTCGCGCCATTTACACCTCTGGCCCGTCTGTCATCGCGACGATGGGCGCTTGTGTTTAGCACGGTGTTAGGCGGGTGGCAAGTTTGCTGGTTTCAAGGGATACACGCACCAACCACGAGAATGAGCAGCCTTGATAGCGTCACAATCACTTACGCCAACAGGTATAGCTAAATGCAAAGTTCTTTCACCAGCAGAAACCTGCATAATCCTATCCGTTGGCTCTGGTGTGTTTGAACCCCAAAATCCAACGTCATACAACGGAAAGATGCTCATATCTGGTTCCTCTTTGGTTGCTGCAACGTGAGTGGGATTCGAACCCACGGATGCCGAAGGGACGCCCCTTCCTGCCCCTAGTCGCGAACTATGCCTTAAACCTCTCAGCCATCGCGCCGCAGCACACCCCCTATATCACCACTTACTCGCCGTTGGAAGGGGGGCAGCGTCGGCTCGTTCGATCTGCGGTTTCTGGTGCCCAAGCATTACCTCGGTCAATCCCCACACCATCGCGTCAACCCTATCAGGCGAACCTTCACCGGCATAACCACTCATGGTCATCAGCGTCATTTGATCCTCAAGCTCTGCCAATCCCCGCACATGCGACACACGGCCTTGCTCATACAGCGCGGCGATTGGCTCTGCCCGTGCTGTCTTGCCACGGCTTGCAGTCACTTCCTTGTAAGCCACCGTCGCATCAGCCGTGCGAATAACGCTCTTGACCATTGCGCCACCGAAGTTGCGCTCTGCTACCAGCCTGTCAGCGCCCCAACGATGATACGCCTCACATGCACGCCTTGCCCAGCCATCAGGCGATAGCTTGCAGGTTAAATCCTCAAGCACATATCCGCGCCCATCAATGCCGCGCCCTATAACTACGATGCCAACGCTATCACCGTCATCACTTGCGCCATCCGTTCCCGATGGATCGATAGCGACAACAACACGCGACATTTCAGGCACGCTATCCGCTACAGCGTTTTCCAACATCGCACGCGTCCACAATGCGCCGGGAACGTCGTCTAGTATCTCGCCGTCAAGCTCTTGCCTGCCAAGCCTTGTGCCCGCGTATTTAGACACCACGGCATCGATAAACGCTTCGGCAAGGTTGTCCTTGTTGTCCATCGTCGAACCGCGAGTGATAATCGTTGACGGGTTCGCCATGATCTCACGCAAGACAGGGATAGGACGAGGCGTCGTCGTCGCCAGAACGCGGGGGTCATCACCTGATCGCATGGTGAATTGCAGCATATCCCACAACTCGCGGGCATAGCGGTACTTCGCTAGTTCATCTACCCATGCGGTGTCAAACTCCGGCCCGCGCAACTGGTCAGGCTCGGTCCCGTTGTATCCCAACGCCTCCGCACCGTTTGGCCATATCAATCGCACCGGCTTGTAGCGGACCTTTGGCATCATGTGTGGCGGGCTGATCTTAAGCAACCGCGCAACCATGACCTCCTCCAAGTCTTTTTGCGTCTCTGCGATAAGTGCGATGGATCGCGCGCCATTCTCGACACGGTCCCTAACCCATTGCGCGCCTGCTTCGGTCTTGCCGAATCCACGGCCTGCAAGGATTAGCCACGTTCGCCAATCGCCATCAGGTGCAAGCTGGTTTGGTCGCGCCCAAAATGGCCAATGCCACCGGAGTTGTGCTTTTACAGCGTCCGGCAGCGCGTCAAGTTTAGCCTGCCGTTCCGCTTCGGGCAGAGAGGCCAACAACTGCGCTGGTGAAAGCTGCTGCGTCATTCTTAACCTGCTCCAGTTGGATTGCCGCGCCGTCTTTGCCGGACATCTCGACTTGCTGCGGGATAATCTTGCCTAGCAACGTCATGTAAGCGACGGGTTGCTCTACCGCCATCTGTGCAAGGTAATCAGCGCCGCCAACTTGCGCGAAAGAAATTTCGACAGCTTCACGGATTGTTTTGGTCAGCTTATTCACCGCGCCTTTTGGACGGCCTTTGCCAGCGGCAGGGGGTTTGCGCTTTCCAGTATCCGTCACTTGTTTATTGACATCGGTCATAACGCCAAACTTACCCCTTCCCGCTCGTTAATGCAAGTGGGGCTTCCAAGCGGTCGATCATGCGGTGCATCCATTCCATGAATTTCTGCCAGCGTGTTAGCTTTGGCTCCCATAGTGCTTTTTCAGGGCCGCAGAGATATGCCTCGTCACCTTTAGGTTTCCAAGCGTCAACTGTTAGGATTGCTTTGGGCTTCACTCCGGTTACCAATGGTTGTTTACAAAAGGCCCCGTGGCGCCACCGGCAAGTGCTGCAAGCTGTCAACGCTGCCTTAGCCATACGCTCAGCTTCCGCTTCCATTTCAGCATACCGCGCTTCAAGCTGTGCTTGTATCTCTTCTGGCGTGCGATGGCCTTTGGGCGTCTCGGTAATTACGCCCGTGCCTGCGTTTGGTAGCGTCATATGGCCTTCACGGCTGCTAAGTTGCAGACCTAAGCCTAATCCGCCTGCGTTCCGGTATGGGTCGGCCTGCGCCAAGCCGTGCAAAGCGTTCTGATATGCCACCGCGTTTTGCAGCCCAGATTGAGCCTGCGCATCATGATACGCTTTCTGCGCCACAGCGCTGCGAACACCTAAGCCATTTTGGATGTATGGATCAAAGACACTCATACCACCTCCTGCAAGTGGGGCCAGCCATTCGGGGGATAGCTGGCCCGTTTAACCCGTTCGGGAGTGACGCGGGTTAAATTTGTTTGTCAGAATCAGATCGGTCGTATTCGTCAAATTGTGACGGCGTGTGATTTTTAAATTGCTCCACCAAAAAGCTAACGCGCTTGTTATGTTCACGCTGCTCACGCTTGTAGGCATCGCTTGCAACAAATCCGACAACATCGCCCATCACAACCCCTCCACCGTTACCCCAGCATCCCGCAGCATAAACCGCATAGCGACTTGTGCAGGGCCTGGTACTGTTGTGCCGTCTTTTTCCCAGCGGAGGATAGACTGCCAGCCGTGTGTGCCCATGTTGAGAGCGCGGGCCATTGCGTGTTGGGATAGGCCGAGGGCGTTGCGTCCGGCTTTGAATTGGGTGGGGGTCATGCTGGCCTCCCGTTTGGAAAACACTTTTCACAAAACATGTGATCAGCAGCACGCGCTACATCGTTTGCGGTAGCGACAGAAACGCCCATCCGTGAATTACAAAATGCGCTACCTTGAGTGTAGCCCTTGTGATAAGTTCCAACCCGTGAACGAAGCGTTGTAATTTCCATCTCAAAATCCTTTCGGCTGGGTCAATCCCAATAACCACACACTAGCATTATGCGAGGGGGTGTCAATGGTTATTTTGCGGGCTGGTACGGAGTGTGAAATAGGCGTGAGCATCGAGCGGTAACAGGGTAACACCCCCTAAAGGGGGTTGTTACCGTACGTTACCGCCCTCACTTCTGCCCCCATTTTGTTACCGCCTTTGTTACCTAATATGATAAATGCCTGAAAACATTACATTTCATCGGTAACTTCTAAAAGTTACCGCTTGTTACTGGCCACCATTTCGAGCCATCATCAGCGCGCTGGCAAAAACGTCGCAAGTTACCGCCCAACCATGCTCAAAAGGATGAATTATCCCAGCCATTGTAAGAGCGCCAATCGGCTTTTCTGGCACACTTGGTTTCGCATATTGCTTCGCGCTGGCTTCCGATTTTACCAACCCTGCATCTAGCAAGTAGGCGATAAATGCCGACCGCGAGAGGTACGGCGTGCAGTCGCGATCTTCTGCCCCTGAAGCCCACCAAGCATTTTCGAAAATACGCTTGTGCTTATCCAGCGGACTATCCTTCACCCTCTCTGCTGGCGCGTCCACCGGAACCACGAGGGCGCTTGTTACCGCTTCGCCATCCTCGTCAAACCAACCGTTAATCGCCACGCTGCGTAGTTCGGCGTAAATCGGCGCGGCTTCCTCGGCGTCCTTACTTTTGCGTTGAACGATCTGCATTGGCTGTCCATTGCGTCCTGGTATGATTGACACCTCAATGTCTAATGCACCCTTCCATGCGCTAGAGCCACGCGCTCGGTGTTGTGCCTCATCACTTACGCCTGTATGGTGGACTAGCAGCACCGAGCATCCAAACTCCGCCATAAGTGCCCCGCAAGCGTCTATCATTGTCTTGGCATCCTGCGCGCTATTCTCATCCCCCGCGAGAAAGCGGTGCAGCGTGTCCACAACGATTAAACTAGGACACTCCGGCAATGCGCGCACGGCATCCACTACACGCCTGTAACCTTCTGCCGTGTTGAGATCACAACCGGCACGGGAAAGCCACATTGCCAATGCGCCTTTATGCCGCTCTTGCTTCCACACTGCCACACGGGACCGCAAACCGTGGTGACCTTCACCGGCTAAGTAGACCACCGCGCCAGACTTTACGCGGTGCCCATTCCAATCCGCTAACGACGCAGCGATTGTCAGGCACCAATCGAGAACGACAAAAGTCTTTCCCCCACCGCTTGGCCCATGCACCATTATTAGGGCTTGCTCTTGCAGCCAGTGCTTAACAAGCCACCGGATTGGCGCGGGCTTTGTGGCGAAGTCGTCCGCTGGTATAAGCCAGTCGTCTACGGCCGGAGTAAGTAAGGCCGTGAGATCACCGCCCGCTTGCGCATAGTCGTTTGCATCGCCAAGCGCGGGAGGGATTACAACGCGCGCACCATGCTTTGCTGCGGCCTGATCGGCGTACTTCTGCCCAACGCCTGAAGCGTCGTTATCAGCGACGATTGTCACGTCCCCGCCAAGCGCTTCGGCCACGGCTGGCAGGTTAGATGCACTGTAGGCCACCGCGCACGGACGGTTTGTGGCTTCGTGAATTGTCGCGGCAGTGGCAAAACCTTCGGCAACATACACAACGCCCGGTTCGTCCATTGTGCCGATCATCCAGAAGCAACCGCCGGTTTGACCGCCGCTATGGTATAGCTTGCCGCCTTCTGGATCGATGTATTGCAGCGAGGTTAGCGCGCCATCGCGGTTGTAGAGCGGAACGACCAGCCGCCCGTCACCTGTCACCCTTGCCCCGTTCGGCTGGATACCTTTGCGCATTAGGTATGGATGACCAGCATCAGCACCCGTGCAATCGGCCCAAATCTGCGCAACAGTTGACGCTGCCACTTCACGGCCCCGCGCATCTTCGGCATCTCTTAAACGCTTGGCTTCTGCCATCCGTCGGGCATTCGCCATTTCTTCGGCTGGCGTAAGCGATCTGCCAATGTCAGCGCGCCACGGCACTTCCATCCCCATGCGCCAACATCCAAACCGGCCAGCGGGCACGCCATCGCTAAAGGCCGCGTACCAGCCCGACTTGTCGCCTTTGCCCGCCGTTCCCTTTGTGCCCGATTGGAATCGGTGCAGCTTTCCGTCCAGCACCACCTGAGCGGGCGGTGTCAATCCAGCCGCTTCCATCGCCCTTTTGAGTTGTATTTCCGGTGGATCAGGCTCGATCTTTGCAGGCGGTGACCAAGGCCCGCCGAGGATATTGGTCAGGTCTGTCACAGTGCGCCGCCCTTCAAATAGGTTTCCAGCCGCTTAAGCGTTTCCAGCTTCGGGTTTTCTTCCTTGCCATCCCGAATCCGAATGACGGTGTTGACGTGCAGTCCGGTTAAATCAGCCACAACCCCCGGCCTGCGATCTGCAAGGCGTTCTCTAATCCATTCCAGCATTGCAATCTCCTATTGTTTGTTTTTCACTATTGACAGTGAACGCTTCATTTGTAAAGAAACATTCAAGGCCGACCGGATACCCCGACAGGCTGGAGACAAACAACATGGCGATTAATCTAAAGCGAACAGGAACGCTGTCATCTAACGGCGTCAAGCTATTGGTTTACGGTGCAGCAGGCGCGGGCAAAACCTCGTTAATTCGCACTCTTCCCGACCCTATCGTATTTTCTGCCGAGGGTGGCCTTTTATCCATTCAAGACGCCGACCTTCCATATATTGAGGTCAATTCGATGGATGCTTTGAAAGAAGCCTATGAATGGGTTTCAAGCAGCGCCGAGGCAGCCGCATTTCAGTCTGTGGCGCTGGATTCAATAAGTGAGGTAGCAGAGGTTGTTCTTGCTTACGAACTTAAGCGCAACAAAGACGGGCGCGCAGCTTACGGCGAATTGAGCGCCGTCATGCAAGAGCTTATTCGCAGCTTTCGCGATCTACCGGGCAAGCACGTCTATATGTCGGCAAAGCTCGAAAAGTCGCAGGATGAAATGGGCAAGATGCTCTATAATCCGGGAATGCCGGGTAAGTCTTTGACGCAAGGCTTGCCGTACTTTTTTGACGAAGTGCTGGCTTTGCGCGTTGAGAAAGATGCCGAAGGCGTGACGCAACGCGCTTTGATGTGTGACAGCGACGGCGTTTGGCTGGCCAAGGATCGTTCTGGTAAGTTGGAAAGCTGGGAGGCTCCCGACCTTGGCGCAATCATTGGAAAGATGGCGTCATGACCGATCTTTCAGCATTAGCCAAGCAATGGCTTAAGGCAAAGACTGCCGAAGCTGCGGCTATTACTGCCCGACGCGCCCTAGAGGATCAAATGCGGTCATTGATGGGCGTGCCTGAAAACCTCGAAGGTGTTGAGAAAGCCACACCCTCCGGCTTTGAGATCAAGGTGACGGGGCGGATAACGCGCAAGGTGGACAGTGAGCGCCTTCAGGAACTCGCCGCCGAATCTGGTCTTTCCGACCACCTCTCTAGTCTATTCCGCTGGAAGCCAGAGCTTAACCTTTCGGTGTGGAAGGCAACCGACAAGGCGATAACGACACCGCTTGCGCCTGCAATCACCGCAGAACCAGGCCGACCTTCATTCTCCATTTCTGTAAAGGACGCATAACATGGCTTTTCTTGGTGAAACATACGAAACTGAAAACCTGCCCGAAGGCCGGTCTTATGACCTTCTGCCCGATGGCTGGTATAACGTGACAATCTCGCAAGCTACGCTTGGGGACACGAAGTCAGGAACCGGCAAGAAGATCGACATTCGATACGACATCACCGGCCCGACGCATCAAGGGCGCGTAATCTTCGGTTCGGTCAATATCCGCAACCAATCCCAGAAGGCCGAGGAAATTGGCCGTCAACAGTTGGGAGAGATCATGCGCGCCATCGGTTTGTCGAAGGTGCAAGACAGTGATGAACTGATCGGCGGCAACTTGGCGGTTAAGGTCAAGACCAAACCAGCCGAAAACGGTTACGAAGCGCGCAATGAAGTGTCAGGCTTCAAGGCCATTGACGGCAGCGCTCCACCAAAGCCAGTGACAACGACAGCACCCGCGACTGGCGCGGCTCCACCTTGGGCGAAGCGTTAATTACTAAGGGGGCGCTTCGGCGCTCCCTTTTATCGGAGTAAGCCGAGTGGCACTCATTCCAGAACCTGCCGTTACGATAGCACGTCTTGTAGACGAAGCGCACGCTTCTAAACCCGACAAACCCCGCGCACACCTTGGCGCTAGTCTTTTGGGTCACCCGTGTGACCGATGGTTGTGGCTGTCATTCCGATGGGCCGCGCGCGAGGACTTTTCAGGCCGTATGCTTCGCCTGTTCCGCCGTGGGCATAATGAGGAAGCGGTTATTGTCTCAGACCTTCGTAGGATCGGCATTGACATTCGAGACAGCCAAACCCGTGTGAATTTCGGTAAACACGTCTCTGGATCACTAGACGGCGTTATTCAATCCGGCGTTCCTGAAGCGCCAACCAAGCGGCATGTGGCAGAGTTTAAGACGCATTCTCTAAAGTCATTTAATGACCTTGAGAAGAACGGCGTTGAAAAGTCCAAGCCAATGCACTGGGCACAGATGCAAGTATACATGCACGGGACCGCGATTGACCGCGCCTTGTATGTGGCGATATGTAAGGATGATGACCGGCTATACACCGAGCGAGTGCGGTATGACAAAGAGGCAGCGGCAAAGCTAGTCGCACGCGGGCACGCCATCACAATGGCCGACCGAATGCCCCCGCCAATATCGACGGACCCTAGCTGGTTCCAATGTAAGTTTTGCACAGCTTATGATATGTGCCACCAATCCAAACCAACGCGCTTTGCTAATTGCCGAACTTGCGCCCATGTGACGGTGCGGGAAAACGACGTGCATTGCGCAAGATGGGATGACGTTATTCCGACTGATTTCCAAGAGCAGGGCTGTGATGACCATGTACTGCATCCCGATCTTGTGCCGTGGGAAATGGAATGTTCAGAGGACGGCCTGAGCGTTACTTGGCGCATTGGTGAAAGCGCCATTGTGAACGGCCCCGGCGGTTACAAGTCGCGTGAGATCGTGGCAAATCCAGAAGCGTGCGGGAATGAATGGGTAGAGGCCGCTAAGGCGGAATTCCCCGGAGCGGAGGTCGTAGGCTAATGCTTCGGGACTATCAGAAGCGCAGCCTTGACCAGCTTTACGCGTGGCTCGAAGCGCACGCGGGGAACCCATGCCTTGTCCTGCCAACCGGTGCGGGCAAGTCGCATATCGTTGCCGCACTATGCAAGGATGCTTTGCAGAACTGGCCGGAAACCCGCATCCTTATGCTGACGCACGTTAAGGAATTGATCGAGCAGAATGCTGAAAAGATGCGCCAGCATTGGCCGGGTGCGCCGATGGGCATTTACAGCGCTAGCCTTCGACGTAAGCACTTGGGCGAACCAATCACGTTTGCAGGCATCCAATCCATTCGCACCAAGGCGCAAGAGATTGGCCACGTTGACCTAGTAGTGATTGATGAATGCCATCTGGTTAGTCACAAAGATGAGGGAGGCTATAGAACGCTCTTGCAGGCGCTGACGGCCATTAACCCATCCTTGCGCGTCATTGGCCTCACAGCCACGCCCTACCGCCTTGGGCATGGTTTGATCACTGATGCGCCTGCATTGTTTCACGGGCTAATTGAGCCGGTGACAATCGAGGAACTGGTTTTTAAAGGCCACCTGTCAACGCTGCGATCTAAGCGGACGAAAGCGCGCCTTGATACTTCCGGCGTCCATAAAAGAGGCGGGGAGTTTATAGAAGCCGAACTACAGGCGGCAGTAGACACCGATTTGAACAACGAGGAAGTTGTGCGGGAAACTATCGCGCTTGCTGGCAACCGGCGTTCGTGGTTGTTCTTCTGCGCTGGCGTGCAGCACGCGGAACACATCGCCGAGACGCTACGGGCGCACGGCATCCCTACGGGCTGTATTACGGGCGGCACGGGCAAGAAAGAACGAGAGGAAACGATTTCAGCGTTTAAGGCCGGAGAACTTCGCGCCCTTACGAACGCCAATGTTTTAACAACAGGCTTTGACGCGCCAAGAATTGATTTGTTAGTCATGCTCCGGCCCACTATGAGCGCCAGCCTTTATGTCCAGATGGCAGGGCGTGGGATGCGTGTTGCACCGGGCAAAGAGGATTGCCGCGTTCTGGACTTTGCAGGTGTGGTGCAGACACATGGCCCGATCACCGCCGTCCAGCCACCAAAGCGGAAAGGTGAGGGTTCGGGCGAAGTGCCAATGAAGGTCTGCGAAGCGTGCGACGAGTTGGTTCATATCAGCGTGATGATTTGCCCCGCGTGCGGAACCCCGTTTCCTGTCTCGGAAAAGTCGGGCTTTACTCTGCGCAATGACGACATCATGGGGATCGACGGGGAAACGCTGGATGTCACTAGCTGGCACTGGCGGGAACATACTAGCCGCACGTCCGGCAAGGATATGCTGGCAGTGACTTACTACGGATCATTGTCAGACGCGCCTGTGACAGAGTACCTCACCGTACTCCATGAAGGTTACGCGGGCGATAAAGCCATGCGCTTGTTATCGACGCTTGCCACCAATGCTGGTGCGATTTTGGGTAACACGCTGACCGAGAGTGCAGACGCATTGAACGACGCAACGCCACCGACAGAGATTGAGTTTCGCAAAGATGGCAAGTTCCATCGCGTTTTGAAAAGGACTTGGAAATGAGACAGCCTAAGCCAGTGGCGCTAACGCTTTACGAAGAATGGATGGCAAAGGGTCCGCCACGCTTTTGCTTTAACTGCGACAACTACGGCGGCAACGGGGAGTGCCTTTTGAATGGGCAAGAGCCACCGGCAGAGTTTACGCAAACAGAAGGCGCGTGCCCCGTTTGGCAAAGAGAGGTGCCGTTCTGATGGAGCGCATTAGAACCGAGCATGAGGAACAACGCGAGGTTGTTAGCTGGTTTCGCCAGACATTTAGGCCGGTGCGGATATTTGCCGTGCCGAATGGTGAGCAACGCTCTAAAACCACCGGAGCGCGATTAAAGGTTGAAGGCGTTAGCGCTGGCGTGCCTGATCTTTACATTCCCGCTTGGAATGTCTGGATCGAGATGAAACGCACGCAAGGCGGTGTGGTGTCTGCGGTGCAATCTGATTGGCATTCGTATCTAAGAAGCGTGGGCCACACCGTGCTAGTTTGCTACGGTGCAGCCGACGCGCGGGAGCAGATTACTCGACTAACCCCTCCGCCACCATATGCGCAAACTCGCTAACCCTGCGGCGCTCAATATCGACCAGTTCCACCGGCACGCCAGCGGGGTAGTCCTCGACCAGCACACCGAGCCTGTCCGCAATGGGCATCGGTGTTTCGTCTGTGATCAGGCCGGTGATAATCGGAACGGGCACGGTTTCGCAATAAGCCAAGGTGATGGTTTTCAGGCGGTCTGCAAGTTGGGTTAGGTGTGTCATGCTACATCCTCTCTAAACAGTTCATCCATGCCATAACGGCGCGCTTCGGATTCCAGCATGGCAACATGCTTGCGCGCCTTTGTAAGCAATGCAGGCAAGCGGCGCATACGGCTCTCAAGCTGGCGGCTCTCTTTTGGAACGGAATGATAGCGCGCTTTGTTGATAGCCTGCTTACAGATCGCGCAACGCCCGTTATGATTACGCCCGTTCATGACGGTGTTTTCCGGCGTATTGGGGTGGCCGCAAAGATAGGTGTCTATCACGCTGATCTTGCCTTCATAATCGCCAGCGCCAGCCGTTCGGAAGCCTTCACCATGTCGCGGGTGTAACGGTCATCCATCCAGACGACGGTGTTATCCTGATCCAGTGGCGTGCGCATCATACGCCGTTGCCACTGCGCGCGGAATGCTTGGATCGTGCGCAGATCGATCTTGCTATTCAGGCTGGCATAAATCTCGCGCTGCACCTGCTTATCACAAGGCATGTACTGGACGAGGCACTTAACCATGTCTTCGGGTGTGGTGTGGAACTCTCTCACTTCAAAGCACTCCAACCGCCAGCCGCTACAGCCAGCCAAAAACAAACAAACAGGGTGATTGCAATGCGCCAGAATCGCGCACGGTAGTTGTGGTCGGTCACTGCCCGCTCTCCTGTACCTGATGCCATGCGTTGCGGATTTCCCACAACCAGCGCGGGATGTAGATGGGGCGGGTCATGCGGGCTTGTCCTTCGCTTCCAATTCCCGAAGCTGGTACTGGCGAAAAATCGGCACAGTCTCACCCCATTGCACCACGGCATTTTGTGTAATGCCAAGCGCGCGGGCAACCGCTGCCTTGCTTCCGTATCGTTTTACAACGTCCATCGTTTTCATTTTGCGCCTCACTTTTTTGCAAATGCTTAGTTGACTTACCCCGTAAGCCGCGTTACGTCAATAGGCATAGCAACGAGGAACCGGAAATGACCGACCTGATTGAACAACTCAACGCATGGTGCCGCCAGTCAGGCGTTGGCCATTGCTCGACATGCGACGACACCGGCATGGTTGCCAGCCATCGCCGCCCGACCATTGATGATCCATACCCCGAGATCGAATGTGATGATTGCTACGGCATGGATCACGTCTGTGAAGTATGCGGCAACACGGTCTACGTAAGCGGCTTTGACTGCTTGACGTGCGATACCGTGCTGAACCTGTCCGGCGACCAGCTTGACACAGAAACGGCGGAAGAACTCGGCAAGGCCATCACCGCCGCCATTGAAGCAGCCGCCAAGCACCGCGCTAAGGTTCGGGCACAGGTTCGGGAGTGCGTGGCATGAGCGCGCTAACCGCAGGCAACTGGATCGCGTTCCAGAACGAAGCCCAAAAGCGCGATATCGAAGCATGGGGGTCACGTTGGTCAATCGGTTTAGATCATCCGGTTGAACTTTGCCGTGGCGTAAATGGTGACGACTACATGCTGGTCAGCGGCATTTGCACCGAGGCCGACGCTAAGGCGATGGCAGCAAGCAAAGAGTTGCTCGAACTGGCCTATCAATACCAGTCCGACCTACGCCACCCGCCCACCTCTGACAGCGTAGAGCGCCGCCTTGAACGCATTGCCACCGTGTTGGTGAAGGTTGGTGGAGCATGAGCGGCGACCCGTTCCCCAACCCGCTAGGCTGGGAAGTCTCATTCAAGGATGACGGCATATCCGATCCTTGGACCGCCAGCCACCTTGATAAAGGCGTGACTGTATTCGGTGCCAACATTGCCGAACTTGGCCGCGAGATACGCGATTATCAGCACAAGTGGCAGATGTCGCGCGCACTGGCGAAGTTGGGGGTGCGGTGATGGCCCGCGTTATCAAAGAAACGGCCATCATTGCCGCCGCGTTCATCGTCGCAATTATCGCCGCCATGATGGTGGCAAGTGTTATGGAAGGACCGCTCGCATGACTGAAATCACCGGATACGAAAAGACATTCAATGTCTTCCGCCAATTCCCCGAAGGCTTGACCAGTTTCGAACTGATCGATTTGCTCGACGACGAAGGCGATAAGGCCAGCGCAACAAGCCGCCTTAGCCATTTTGTCAAAGAGGGACTGGCAAAAAAAGCAGGAAGCCGCGCTTGCACCAAAACAGGCAGAAGCGGTGCCGTGTACGTGCCAAACGGCAAGCCCTTTGCAGAGCGCGTTCCGCATCCGCATGGCCCTAAGCCATTGCCAAAGTCAGTCCTGAACGATGAACTAAATGAACTGCGCGCATTCAAGGCAGACGCAATCAAGCGGTTTCCCGAATTGATGATATCGACCAAGATTATCAAGGCGCGCAAGGTATGGGCCGACGCACTTCGCAGCGAAGGCCAGATCGGCAAAGCATCAATCGTGGACAGCGGCGGCTTGGATGACACCGAGCAAATGCGAGTGCTTCTTCATGCTTTGGAGAATGTGAAATGAAGCCCGCCCTTCGCAAAGTCGCCACAGTGACGCGCATTGACCCGCACAACGGCAAGCCAGTCACCGGCCCCGCATGGATGTTCGCCACAGACCGCGTAAAGTCTCCCGTGCCAATGAAGGAATGGATGAAGCGCCATGACGCTTGAACAATGGACCCGCGCCCGCGTTAATGCGGAGCATCTGGCATATCTAGACCGTAACCCAAAAGGCTATTTCGAAGCCGTGGATTTGCTGGATAAGATAGCCAAGCTGCTCGGGCGCAAGTAACCAACTATAATTTAAGGAATATAGAATGTTGCCAGATCACATTCAGGCTTATATCGCTAGCCTTGCGGAGTTGCCGCTTGAAGAGCGTGTTAAAGCATTGAACGCAACCCGTGAGGCTTTACATGAAGTTAGCCCGTTCAAAAGTGAGCCGGTGGACTTTGTGCGATGGGTTCCTAACACGCTGGTGCATTCCAACGATTACAACCCAAACAGCGTTGCGCCGCCTGAAATGGAGCTGCTGCGCCTTTCGATTGACGCAGACGGATACACACAACCCATTGTGTCGATGGCTGATCCAGACGACACGTTTGAGGTTATTGACGGCTTCCACCGTCACCGTGTCGGCAAGGAATGTGCGGACATTCAGAGCCGCGTTCATGGTTATTTGCCGCTTGTGCAGATACGCGAAAGTCAAGCCGACAAAACGGACCGCATGGCGTCCACAATCCGCCACAATCGCGCACGCGGCAAACACCGCGTTGAGGCAATGTCTGACATTGTGATTGAACTTAAAAAGCGGAACTGGTCAGACGAGAAAATCTCTAAAAACCTTGGCATGGAGCCGGATGAAGTTTTGCGCCTTTGCCAAATTAGCGGAATTGCCGATCTATTCGCGGACGAGGATTTTTCGCAATCATGGGACATTGATGACTTTGACCTTGTGGACGCGCCAGAGGAGCAAGTTTGATGGAGCGCATATATCACACATGGGACAAGTGGGAATGCTTCCCTGCGGGCTTCTACAACACTAAGCCACCGCACAAAAACATGACCATTGACCAGTGCAAGCGGATGTATGCGGACTTCCTGAAAGATGATGTGCGCTTTTCTAGTGCTGCACAAAACGTCATTAACGAATGGCAGTATAGCTGCGAGCATTACCTCACCAATGAGCGCATGAACCGCATTGCATGGATGGGTCAAACAGCCATGTGCAAAGAGACGGGCGTTTCTAAGTTTTTTTGTGGTGGCTATTTCCTGCTTAACGAATTGCAGCAGAAACATGCCGATTGGATCGCATTGGACACCATAAACCTTTGGATGCTTCGCAACGGCTATCCGCAAATCGGAATGGAAGATGCTCTCGGAAAAACACAGGCGGACCTTTACTGATGACTGACAGAAAGATTTATCGCGAGCAGAATGTGCTTGATGCAGCGCGTGATCGCGTAGCTTATGCGTTTGACAGCTTTGAGCGCATTTACGTTAGCTTTTCAGGTGGCAAGGATAGCAGTGTCATGCTGCACCTTGTTATGGACGAGGCGATAAAGCGTGGCCGCAAGGTGGCTGTGCTTATCATTGACCTTGAGGCGCAATACACCGCCACAGATACGCATTTGCAGGAAATGGTAGACCTATATCGGGATTATATAGACCTGCATTGGGTTTGCTTGCCAATGTCGCTGCGCAACGCTGTCACCAACTACGAGCCGCGTTGGACATGTTGGGATCCAGAATGCAAAGACATTTGGGTTCGCCAACCCGCCAAAGAGGCAATCATTGATCCGGCGTTCTATCCATTCTTTCAGCCAGGAATGGAGTTTGAGGAATTTGTCGTCCTGTTTGGTGAATGGTATGGGCAAGGTCAACCATGTGGTGGTTTTGTCGGCATTCGCGCCGATGAAAGCCTAAACCGTTTTCGCACTATTGCCGTGTTTGATAAGAAGATGCACGGCGGCAAGCGTTACACCACTCATATCATTGGCGAGACTTACAACGTCTACCCGATTTATGATTGGCGAACGCAGGATATTTGGCGCTACCATGCACGGTTTCCAGATAAGCCACACAATCACGTTTATGACCTAATGCAGCAAGCAGGTGTCCCGCTTAGCCAGCAACGCTTGTGCCAGCCTTATGGCGATGACCAGCGCAAAGGATTGTGGCTCTATCACGTTCTAGAGCCTGAAACATGGTTCAAGCTGATTGCTCGCGTGAATGGCGCAAACTCCGGCGCGTTGTATGTGCAGGAAATGGGCAACATTATGGGCTACAACAAGATTGTTAAGCCCGATGGGCATTCGTGGAAGTCGTTTTGCAACCTCTTGCTAATGTCGCTGCCAAAACCAACGCGGGAGCATTACATTGTGCGGTTCCGTAGTTGGCTGAAAGGATGGTATGGGCGAGGTTATAGCGTCATTCCAGATGAAGCCCCTAAGATACTAGAGGATCAACACTGGGCACCGTCCTATCGCCGGTTGTGCAAGGTACTTTTACGTAACGACTGGTGGTGTAAGGGGCTTGGACTAACGCAACCAAAGTCTGAAGCGTATGGCCGTTATCTGCAAATCAAGAAAGAACGCGCAAATGTCGGTTAACAACCTTACGCTAACGCTAGATACTTTCGAAATGACCAAACCAAAATCAGACCGCAGCACATTCATTTGGTGCGACTATTGCAACGCCTCAATCCGCGCCGATGGCATCAAGGCATGTTTGCGCAAGACATGTGAGCATAAGGGGCTGGTATGAAAGTCGTCCTAAACCCAAAGCACTTTCACATTCGCGCCAAGGCCGAGGACGGCACGATATGGCTGACGCACGAGAAGTTCCGTCAGGCCATCGTGCCAATCAAGGACGTGACCAACGATGTGCTGTTGTGCCTGTGCGCGGACTTGTCCGCCGATGGCCAGACGCAAACGGTAGAGCGGTCAATCAAGTTCAACGACGGGTTCGCCTGTAAGATCACAGTGGAGGTTGTTAGAGATGACGTTTGAAACATGGGCCGACCGCAAGCGCGCGGAGGCTTTCGACATCGCGCTGGAAAAACTCACCAACGGCGATTACGACGAGAACGCCATCAGCGAGGGTATGCAAGCCGAGAACGACGTGATGCGGGCGCTACATGCGCATGGGTTACTGCCATGAGCGCGTTCAATGACGCTTCGTCAGATGGCTGGCATGTCGTCCCTATGAACGATCTACGCCCCCATGAAAGCAAATCTACGTGCTGGTGCAATCCCGTGTCAGACGTTGAAGAGCCTGCCGTCTGGATACACAACAGCCTAGACGGCAGAGAACACACTATCGAGAAAGGCGTCACGCAATGAACGCCTCAGAAGCCCACAACGCGGCAATCCTACCAATGCTGCGATTGATAACAGACCACGCCAAAACTGAGGCCGATCAATGGGTAATCCTTGAAACGCTCTGCCTTGGCATCGGCAAACTACACGGCAGATCACCACGAGACACCGCGATTTACATTGAAACGATGGCCGAGCGCCTCGCAACCGGAGAACGAACATGACCGATGCAATTCACCCCGCCCCCGTTGAATTTTCACAGCAGCTTTTGGACGTTGACCCGATCCTGCGCTATTTTCACTACACTCATTTGCCAGCAACATTGCAGGCAGCATCGCGTCCTTTCTGTGAACTGGCAGCGCATATTGTCACCACACTGCCACGCAATGCCGAGCGCACTGTTGCTTTGCGCAAGTTGCTTGAAGCCAAGGACGCAGCGGTGAGGGCCAACGTGCCATGAGCCAGACCGTAGTGGCAATCATCACATGCCTGATCTTTTTCGGATTGGGCTACATCCACGGATACGACGACGGCAGTCGCCGGTAAGGGCAATCAAAAGCCCATCAAATAAACAATCCGCTTGCACCGTGCGGAAATCCGTGCAATTTATGCGGAATGAGTTGGAAACATCATTTAACCGATCAAGAACGCGACCGCCTTGCCGCAATCAAGGTGGAGCATCAAACACTGCGCGCTGAACATCGCCGTATATGGGATCGATGCCGTAAGCGTGACGCCAAACGAGCAAAGGGGAACCCATGACTGATACGAACCGTGAGGCGCTTTTTCTTGAAGCCTTGCGCCAGATCGCAGCGCCCGCATCGGTGCCACTGGATCAATTGCCAGCGCATGACCAACCTAACGGATGGCGTGATATCGCCGTGGAGCGCATCGACATTGCCCGCGCCACCGAGCAAATGCGCAAGGAATTCGCGGCACGTAAGGAAGCATGGGAGGCGGAAAGAAATGGATAGGCGTCGCCCAAGATCACAAAGGCCAGTTGTCATCAATGAGCTATCCGGCGTTTTAATCGCAGGACTTAAACGCGCCCTTAGAAATGAACCGATGAAGCCTGCCACACACAAACGGTTGAGAGAAATGGGTTTAATCAAGAAAAACCCAATCGGATTTTCACGACTGACCGACGATGGCTTGAGAATATTACAGCGCATCACAAGAACATGGGAGGCGGGACGGTGAAAACGCCAAAGCGGATGGATAAGATGACAACTATCGCGGTGCTGACAGAGCCGCAACGTCACGCGATGATTGCCGAACACTGGACAGCACGCGTTGACAGAGGCCTTGAGCGTCTCGGGCTGGTCTATTGGGCAACCGGCAAACACGGCCAACAATTGCTCAAGTTCCGCCCCCTTGGCCTCGAAGTCCGCGCAATCCTTCAGGAGCAAGCCGATGGATGATGACGCAACACTCTTGCGCCGCCTGTCTGCCATAGAGGACCGCCTTGCTGTCAAGATAGCAGAGCGCGGGCTTCAGACACCAGACGCAGCGGGCAAGCGCATTCTACGCAGCAATTGGCACTTGGCCCGATGCCGTGCCGACCTGTTCATGCAGATGGCGATGGAAGCTGAGAGCGGCCTTCCGCTGGCTGGTAAGGCATGCGCAAACGACGAAGGATAATCATCATGGCCTATCCTAAGACCCAATGGGACAACGCAATGATTGACGCGTTGAAAAAGTTACGTGCGCAAGGTGCATCAACCTTGGAATGTGCTGATCGCATCGGTGTATGCCTTCGGGCGGCCCAAAAGAAGTGCCGCGAACTTGGCATCAGTCATCGGATGAACCGTGGAAACACATCGGGCCGAGACAATAGAGTTTAACCAATCCCGCAAGGGGTAGTCGTGGTGGTAATTGGCGGAGACATTTTGATTTGTAACACCCAACGGGGTGGTAAGCACGAACGGTTCAGACCAATCTACGCAATACAAATCGCATGTCACAAGTTGTCCGACAGGTTGCACCACGGCTTTAGATTTGAAGGAGCAAGCCGATGCTAACTGAGCAGCAGGTCGCGGCCTGCAAGCATGAACCGATCACGAAGGGTGATTGGTGCTTCAGAGGTATATGCCGAAAATGTGGGCAAGACACACTGCTTAAACCGGAGCCAAAGCCATGACACAGACACTTGATCAATTGAGCGCGGCTGCATACGGTATTGCTTGGCGTGACGGTCAAGATGCAAACGAACCGCTTGAGCAGCTAAAGGACCGATTGGTCAATCTTTACCGTACCGGCCAGCTTGTCGCAGTGCAGCCGGAACAGCCAACGTGCATGTTGTGCGCAGGCAAGTGCCGTGGCCATTCTCTCGCGGACAGCAAGGCATGGGAACCGGAGCCGGGATCGCAGGCTTTCGCAGTGCAGCCGGATGATGTGACTGTGGAGCGTGCGAAGTGGGCGCTTAAAAATGCCTCTCGCGGCGGTTTGAGTGAAGAACTGTGCGGTATCTATGTCCGCGAGGTTCTTGCATCCCTAGCCGCGAAAGGAACCGGCGATGAGTGAGTTAACCGCCGACACTATGCACAGTGCAGCGCGTGGCCTTGAACTTGCAGTAAGCATGATCCGCAACGGAGATATGCCGCAAGCTAGTGCAATTGCGAATGTTGCTAGGCTTTGTGACGAAGCAGGGCAAACCATCACCCGCCTACGCGCCGAACTTGCCGACATGACAATCGACCGCGACTTGTGGGAGCAATCCGCGTCATGATCACCCCTTTGACATAATCGCGGGGATGGGGTCCCTTGGGATTCCAAGGGACGTATCGGGCGGCACAACATCAAACCCGATTCTTGTTAGCGAAACGGCTTTCTGTTAACATCAGGCCACGAGCCCCGCACGCCTCTCGATGCGAAAGCCCTGATCAGGCAAGTAGTGAAGCGCACCAGCGGGGACCATCCAACTATTAACTTTTACTCAATAGTTGGGGCGGCACAGGGATTAACCGTTGTGCCGCCCTTTTCTATTCCACAACCACCACCAAGCCATTGTCCGCACAGACCGTCGCAAAGTGATCCACGTAGTCCGGCCAGAATGACGAGATCAGCACGGCCATCATCGCATCGTAGTCTGCTTGCGTGATGCCCGCAGCTTCGACTTGCGGAGGATACACGCCCGTTTCGATCAAGGCTTGAAACTCCTCTGTGACCCATGCGTGAAGGCCGTAATGCGTGGCGGGATCGGTGCCATCGGCAGACAGGGGCACACTGTACGAGTTCGGCCCCCAGCCCATAGCTTCGCCTACAGCGTTACCGGTGGCGACTTGATCGACGGGGAGGATTAGGACGCAAGACAACATATTAAAACGCTCCGGTTTTCATTTAATCCGCCGTCACATAAGGACCAGCACGCGCAATCCTTACCACCGCAGACGGTGTAGCAGTCGTGCCGGTCCGGTTGTCGAACTGCATGTTGACCGTAAACACCATGCTTGTGATCAATAACGGATTGCCGGGACTTGCTGTCATGTTCGGCTCGGCGATATCCAGCAACTCGGTCACGTAATCGTACCATTCGGCATCGGCCATATCGACAACGCGATTAAGCGGCAGGAATGACGAGGTGCGCATGGTACGTGCCGTCAGATTCTTCGCTGTGGTGTCCGCAAAGACCGTCAGAGACACGTTGACCGAGGATAGCAGGTTTGATCCTGCATCGATCTTAACGCGCGCCATAGCCCGCAGTTTGGACGTTAGCGACAACATACCCGCACTGGTCAATGCCGCGATGTTGGTAAACGACTGTTGCAGGATGACCGTTGCGGTGCCCAAGTCTGCCAGAGAGCCGCCCGTGACAGTCAACTTTTGCACTGGGAAGCCATCGGGATCAGTATCGACGCCCTTTTCCGCAACGAGATTGATACCGCTGATCGTGCCGGACCCTGCAATCGTCCAGCCTTGGCAAACCGTCGCAGCCGTTGGCGCGCTACCCCATGTGCCCGATACCGTACCATTCGTGCCCGGTGTGAAGATGGGGTTTGAATTGAGGTAAGGCGTTGTGTTGGTAATCGCCGCAAAACCGTTGGCAGTTGGCAAAGTGCGACGGCGTGGCAATGCCGCATATTGACGCCAAACCGATGAAAGTTTGCTGTCAATCATTTGGGCAAGGCGCTTTGATGCAAACGGGGTGAAGTGCAGCCCGTCGTGTAGATAGCCGACTTTGTTGTAATAGTTCGCGCCGGTTGCCGGATCGTAAAACTCATTCCAGCTATCGATTACGATCACACGCGGGTTTGCCAGCACGTCACCACTTGCATAGTCCCACTTGCTCAACCAATCGGACAGGTCTTTAAACAGCGCCATGTTCGCCGCTGATAGATCACTTTGCAGAGCACCGGCTGAATTTACCCCGCGCGGTGTTTCGTTCAACAGCACGACCACCTTGCCCGCCGCAGTCAGCGCATTGATGATGGTCGTCATGGCTGTGCGCGAGTTGACCGGCCAGTTTGTCGGCCCGTCGTTCGTGTTCATCAGCATAACCACGATACCGGCAGGGCGCGCGATCGCGTCTGAAATAGACTTGTTGCTTGAGCCTGAGTTTGTCGGGCTATCGGTCTGCCCACCGCGCCACCATTGACCGGTTGTGACACTGCCCGATGCTGCTTGGCGTGGATCAAACGCGGCCTGAATAGACGTACCGCCGCCAATACCGAAGTTGCCAAACTTGCCTACACGCAAGCGGTGGCCGGTCATTGGCCCAAGCTGTGCAGCAACGCCGACGTTATTCAGGTTCGCAGCATAGCCACCCGTGTTGACGTTCGGCGCAAACCCGTTTTCAGTGCGACTATCACCGAAGAATATCGCGTCGTAGTTGGATGGAGCAGCCGCAAAGCCATAAGCGCCCGTTTTGCTGTTCACGAAGGCTTCCGTTGCCGCAATCGTAGAGGCATCGAGGTTTGCGCCAAACCGTACGATCAGCTGATACATGCGCCCGTTGAATGCCAGCGATGTACCGCCGCGTCGACCGATATAAATCGGATACGCTAGGAAGTTGCCGGTGCCTTGATCAGTGGAGGAGGTTGTGGCCACCCCGTTAACACGGATAGTGGAAACGTCGGCAGAGATGTCGGCGATGCCCGTAAGCACGTTAGTGGCGGGTGCTGCTACTGTCCCAGATAGCGCGGTGGCGTTAGCTGTGCCCCGAGATATAAAGCGATAATCTGGTGTGGCGTCGACACCGGGGGCGAACAGTTCAATCGTGCCGTTGTTTGCGTTCGGCGCGATAGACATCCCAAGCATAGCCCCACGCAAAGCGTCGGACTGCTTCAACACGCCCGCAAAGACTTGCGCCTTATCGATCCCCGGGGTGATGGTGGGGGATACGAACCAATCGTCTGTACCGTCAAACAGCAAGAACGGCAGTCCGAGTGCATCAATCTGGTATTGCGCCCTGCTTGCCGCCGTGGTTTGCGTCAGGTGGTTGCCGCGTCCAGACTTGTCGTTAATCCGTGCAACAGTCTGTCCCGCAGCAGTGACCGGTGTAGTGCCCGCCGTGTCTTGGAATAGCGTGCTGATATCGGATGGATCATACCACCCGCCTTGTTCGCCCGCGCCGAATAGCACAGCAGCGGGATTAAAGCCGCCAACTTGCCTAGTGCCAAGCCAAAGTCCAAGACCGATTTGCATTATTCAATTCCCTCTACTGCCACACCGGACGCGATTAGCGCGCGGCCTGCGGTGACACACATAACGGCTTGTCCGGCTGCTTCGGCAAGGCTGGCGTAGTCGGTAGCGGAAACCATGACGGAAGCAGCGGCATCACCGTCATTGACTTCGGCAGGACTATCGGTTGCGGGCACACTGGCAGGGCTGGCCGCACATCGAGGCGCTGGCCGCACGCTGTCAGCAGAAGCGCGCCGCACACGGTCGTAATACTCAGGAGCCGTCGCATTGTTCACCTCTGCAATCTTGCCGCTCTTGTACGCCGGTTCGGCATTAGCCGCAACCTGTGCCGCCGTGGCTTGGCTTTGCGCGTTGCGAATGGATTCGATTGTGCCCCGTGCGTCGGCCAGTTCTTGCAGCACACCGCCGCCGATGATGGGCAGGCCGTGGAGTTGCACCCATAGCGCCAGCAGAAGGCCCACAAGGACCGCACAGGCCGCGCGCCATAGGTTAGCGGTGATTGATGCCCAGATCATGCAGGAAGACCTCGCAGGCATAGGGCGCGTTCTGCACGGCGGCGGTTATCAAGCCCGCGCACAACCTTACCGCCTGCACGGTTCCACAACAGGAACGCATCACAAGCCTCGCGCCAACGTCCTTGGCTGAATCGGCGCGCAACAGTTGAACGGTTATATCCCGCGCTGCCGATGTTGTATGCCAGCGACACAGCCGCCGCCAATTGGTTATCACGCCCGCGCAGTTCTGGATTCCGTTTCAGCACCGGTTCGGCAAAGTCTACCAGCGCGTCGGCCTTCATGGCCTTGCATTCGGCATCGGAATATCGGCGCATTTGAACACGGGTTTCGCCATAGCAGACCGTCCAGACACCAACGATGTCTTTGTACGGATCGTTCGACTTGCCTTCCCATGCGCTAACAAACAGCAGCAAGGTAGCAGCAGCACCCGCGCCGACCGTCTTTACAAGCCGCGAGTTGCCCTTCGGTTGTTGCATAGGCTGAATAGCCATTATTTCGCCCCCTGCGGCTTCATACGAGTGTATGCGATAGCGGCGAAGGCAATAACGCCCACAACAGGCCGGACGCCCTCAGGGAGCTTCTCTACCAGCGTTTGCCAGTCTTGCGGATAAGCGGCAATCCAAGCAATGAAGCCCGACGCTACAACACCGAGGCGGATGCTCCAAAGCTGCCACATCGCTTGCCAGCGTTGCTTGAGTGTCATGGCTTTTTCCGTCCAATCATTCGGCCCACCGTTTCGGTTTCGAATATGCGGATTAGCGTCCAAATGATTGTGAGCACAGAAGCGACGGCAGGCAACATGCTGACCAAACTCCCCAACAAAGTTGCAATTGAAAGGAGGTCTACAGCGTGCTTCAAACCGTTTGGTACATGTTCCCAAGCGTCATTCATGTTGCTCACCACACCAGCTTATTCATAGTCGTCTGCACGCGCACGGTGCCCGTAGGATTGCCCGCGCTCGACACGAACCGGATCGAACCACCCACCGCGCCAAAGGCAGGGTTTTCAGGGATAGCGCCACGATTGACCGCTGCGAGTGTCAGGGTCGCGCCGGTTACAGGCGTTGCAATCACCGTGCCGCCGCTGTTGTTCACAGTCACGTTGACCGAGCCGGATACGCCGGTAACAGCCGTCACGTTCAACAGCTTCACCGCCGAAACTTGCGTCCAAGCAGGCAGGCCGGTCACAAGCGTATTGCTCAGGACGGTGCCGGTCATGGCCAGCGAATATGTCACATCAAAGCGTGAACCCGCCGCGATGCCGGGGAACGAAGCCGCGTTAATGAAGTTGTCCACGTTGTAAGCCACGTTATCGCGCAACAGCATCGGCCCGACAGTGACATTGCCGTTCACGTTCAGGCCCGAAACCGCTTTGACAATGCCCGTATCCACATCAGCGCGAACGACCTGCAAAGCCGCGCCAGACAGGTTTGTGGTGAATGGGCTATCAATCACCGCCGATGTGTTTGAAGTCACATAGACAATCCGGCGATATTCCGAGCCGCTCTTGAGGTAAGCAGGGAAGTCTACCTCGGTCGTGAACAACGTGCCCACGCCGGTTAGCGTCGTGCCCGATGTCGTGCCGGTGCCGGTCAGCGTGTCGAGTACCGCAGTAAACGTAACCGCCGACGTGAACGCCATCGTCACCACGTCTTGCGCAATATCGATCACCTTGCCGTCAGCATCGGAGCCACCCGCCACGGCCTTGAGCCGGATGATCTCACCAACACGGTACTGGTTCACGTTGCGCATGACGAACGGGTAAGTGTGCGTCAGCGCCGTGCCGGTCGTATAGGTCCGCAGTGCAGGCTTTGCCACCGCAGTGCCGGGGACATACGAAACCTCGTTAACCAACGTGATTGCGGGCGTTACATCCACATCGTTGTCAGCGATTTGCAGCGCCACGCCTTCGCCACTATCCGCCACAACAGCGATGTTGTAGGGTTGCGCTGTGCTTCCGATGGTCTGCCCATTGTCGCGGATAAAGCCAGACATAATGCGGTCGCCCGTGCCACCGGTATAGATTACGCCCGCGTTACCGTTGGCCGTAACCTGTACGCCTACCAGATCGCGCGAACCCGATGCACGGCGACGGGTGGCAGGATAAGACGCGCTATCACCCGCAGCGACGACAAGTTGAACGCCGTCCGTGACGTTGCCATAGACTGACAAGCCGCCAAGGTCGTTGCCTTCGCCCTCGTCCCGCACGCCGATGCCAAAGCGCTTCACAGTGCCGCGCAAGACCATATCGCGGGCAATCTGGTTTGATCCCGCTTCACCCGCCAGACCAGCGCCATTGACCGGCGAAACACCGCCGAACGTCAATAGCACGCCTTGGCGTGGGAATCCTGCCGCGTTCACATAAGCGCCGTCGAAGTCCACATCCAACGTGCCGCCCGATGCGGTTGAAACGCTCAAGGCTTGCTCAAGACCGAAGACCGAAATGCGCCCGCTGGCATTGTTGACCGTCGAGAAGTTAACCGCCGTATGGATCGATGTCAGGCCAGCCGGTGTTGTGTAATCGCGCACCGAGAGATTCAGCGATGGGCTTTCCAAAAGGTAAAGGTTCATCGCAATCGGCACAGGCTCTTTACCGCCGCCCGTTGAAACGCCATCCGTGCCCAGCTTGGAGCCGCAGAATCCGTCCATCGTCACATCAATGATGCCCGCGTTCAGATTGCCAACGGTCAAGCCATGCTGAAATATGTAGTACGCAACGCCGTCAATGATGTTGCCGATGTTCCGGCAAGTCGCACGGATCACCCAGCCATCGCTAAATTCATTGATGCCCTGCGCTTGGAACGCCACGCCGCAATCTGCAATGTCCACATCAAGCGCTTGGAACCGTTGCCCGTTGAACGCATAAAACGCTTCGCTAAAGAAGTTGCGGAACTTCATGTTGCGAATGGTGATGTCGTCCACGTACTCGGTGCGAATACCCCACCAGTGGTTGTCTTGGCCCAAACGGGTGTGCCCGATGTAATACGGTGCCAATGCAGCGCGGTTGCCGTCCATCGTTCCGCCTTCGACGACCGAGCCTTCGGAACCAGCGACAAACTTAAAGATGCCCCAATGCGCATCAAGTGTGGTCGCTGGATTGGCTGGAATGCGCTGCTTAAGAACCGCGCCTTCTTCAATCAGGATATGCACCTTCTTATTGATGGTGATGTAATCCGTCATGAACGTGCGGCCCGTGCGGAACAGGATAACCCCGCCGCTAGTTGCCGCTGCAATAGCCGCCACAATACCCGCCGTATCGTCTGCCGTGCCGTTACCGACAGCGCCGTAGCGTGTCACATCCCAAACGCGTTGCACATTGGCAACAAGGTCCGAGCCTTTGCCCGATGCCACCGATGCCAGATCGGCAGAGATTTGCG